CTCCGAGAGGAGGTCTCTTGGCCATTGCTGGCCACAGGAAAGACTCTATCAGTAGATAGAGGTCTGTCCGTCAGGTGGTCTCTCATTCTTTCTAGGAGATCACGATGTACGTTTCCGCACCCCGCCTTCCTAGTAACGGTAGTCTTACGACTACTCAAGCTATGACGGCACGTGTCCTTGGTAATCCTTTACGGAAAACCATAGGCGAGGCTGCTGCCGAGGTTGACACCGTCAACTCGTCGAGCAGTCCCGTTCGTGCAGGTTCAACCTTACGGAAGAACATGCAGTCCGGCGTAACCGGGTTCAAATCCTATCGTGAAACCACTTATACGGCTTCATATAGGAAAGTAACTAGCCATACTAAGGCCAAGGCGGTCTACCGTTATACGGCGGCCACTACTGACCTGAAGTATGCATCAGAGTCCATGCCTATTGGAATCGGTTATACCGGTTTCAATAATACTGGCTTTCCGGACTCAACAGACAGTGTCGACCCTAACGGGAATGACACTACTATCGGCGGTTTGTATAACCGCACTGTCATTACAATGGCTCAGCGTAGAGCGGAAGTCGAATGCAAGCAGAAGATGCTTGACACGAAACTCGATCTTGCTGAAACCCTTGTTGACATCGATAAGTCTGTCTTGATGATTGCTAGGCGGTCCATGCAAGTACTATATGCATGGAGGAGCGTGAGAAATGGAAACTACGAGCTCGCTGCAAAGTGGCTCGGTCTCCATCCAAAGCGTTGGACTTTTGACACGCCCTTTGAGGCGTGGCTTGAGTTCCAGTACGCTTGGCTCCCGCTTTTGAGCGACATCTTCGGTGCCGTCGACCTTACAACGAGTCTCTTCAAAGAGAAGCGTGCTGTTGGTCGTGTACGACGACGCGTTAGTGAAGCTCTGACCGTCCCCCAACCTCCGGCTAACTCCTCATGGAGTAACCTTAAGGTTGAGACTGTCGGGGTTTGCGAAGTCGAGGTCCAGTTGAGGTTTAAGATCTCTGATGAGAACCTTGCGTTCATATCTGGACTTAACCTCACTAACCCATTGTACATATTTTGGGTTAGTATGCCATTCAGTTTCGTCGTCGATTGGATTCTTCCGATCGGTGACTGGCTGAACAGCCTGACCGCACCATTAGGACTGACATTCCTGAAAGGCTACCGTACCACAAAGTGCTATGGTAAGATGTCGGTGACCGGCGAGAGAACTGCACCGCAGTTCTGGTCGAAGGTGTCTCAGTTATCTGAGGCAAGTAGCACCGCTGAATCGTTGTATATGGATAGGTTTGCTTATACAAGCTTTCCTATGTCATATACGTATTTTCGATTCCCTTTCAGTTCACCACAGCGTATCGCATCCGCGGTTGCGCTAACTCATATGACAGCTAAACTGAGATAGTTTAGCGTCATCAATCAAGTCGTTCATGCTACTGCATGAGCGCAAACACAGAGGAGTGGCATATGCCACAACTGCAGAGTGTGGTCCTAACAGACCGCACGCCTACCACGCCCGCCAACCTGACCTTCGTCCCTCGAGTGATCGAGAACGGCGTTGGTGAAGTTGTCAATAGCGCTGGTACCCCGGTTGGGGAGAAGCGATGCACCGTCTCTATGAAGAAGGCGGGTTCTCGCTACAAGGGTGAGGTCCGGCTCGTTTTGCCGGTCGTTGTGACTGAGACCATTAATGGTGTCAGCTCGCCGAAAGTCGCACGGACTTCGTATGCTACGTTGTCCGTGGTCTTTGATGAGAAGTCCACCAAGCAGGAACGCGATGACACTATTGGCCTTATGGCCAGTGCCCTCGGTACCAGCAAGGTGCTCATCAACGATGCCCTCGTTAATCTCGAGGGGGTGTACTGAGTGACAACTTCGGTTGTTCTCGGTGCATTGACCGGCGGCTTCCTTCTTTGGTTGCTTGCCAGTCCCGCTGGGTGCGATTTTATCGCATCCAGCAGCTGGGGTCCCCTTCTGGGGATCTCTTGCCTGATACCTTACTGATGATCAGTAAGGGCGGCTTAGGTAACTGCGATCCCAGACTTGGGAAAGCACTCACACTAGCGAGGTATTAACCCGTGAAACCTTCTTCAAAGACTCAACAGAGCTTTGAAACCCCTCGAGATCGTTATATGGCCTTCCGAGAAACACTTATCTCGGAATTAACCAACGACGACTCAATCAAGGCTCAGTACCTTCGTACTGAGTTTGAGTCCAAGTTGTTGGATCCGCATTTCGCGGATTCGCCGGAAGAACGACGCATGAGAGCCATTAAGAAGTGGCTTGAATGCGAGGATACTAACCGGTCTACCAACATGCGTCTAATGCACATGGACGAGACTGACGTTCTCTTTACAACAAGAGACGGCTTTCCCGTTAGTGCAGTTGACATCGCCGATACGGCCGCACGGTTTATCCGTGAGACCCTTGGCGAGCTTCCTATGGACTCCCTTCGGGGTAGTTTCAGTGGGGGTGCTTCAACAGGTTTGAAGCGTGGTATCGGAACGATCGCACGTAAGTATCTAGAGGGATCGCACATCACAGAAGGTGCCATTTGGCACTTCCTGCGTCTGTCTAAGACAGAAGCGTGGGCCCCCCGAGAATTCCTTCTCGTACGGGGTAATGAGATGTTCACCGTTCCGAAATCTACCGTTATAGATCGAGTTGCCTGTAAGGAACCCGACTATAATATGTACGTGCAGAAAGCCGTCGGCGATTTAATTCGCTCACGGCTTAAGCGCGTTGGGATAGACCTAAATGACCAATCCATAAACAATGGGTTGGCTTTGGAAGGTAGCATCCAGGGAAACCTGGCGACTATCGACCTGTCGTCTGCTAGTGACTCTGTCACTACGCAGTGCGTTCTTAGGCTGCTCCCCGATGATTGGTTCCACCTCATGTACGACATTCGCTCTCCGGAAACGGAGGTCGATGGCGTATGGCACGTGAACGAAATGTTTTCGTCCATGGGCAATGCCTTTACGTTCGAGCTCGAAAGTTTGATCTTTTGGGCTCTTACGAGGGCGGTGGCCTTTCATTCGCAACAGAAAGGTAGAATCTCTGTCTATGGGGATGACATCATATGCCCTTCTGGGCTGTATGAGTCTCTGGAGTCGACTTTCCAGTTTTTCGGTTTCAAGGTTAATCCCAAGAAATCTCACTGGAATGATAACTTCCGTGAATCGTGCGGAAAGCACTTCCACGGAGGATACGACGTCACACCTTTTTATGTCAAAGAGGTGCCCGCGGATGTATCTGACTGGATCCTACTTCTCAATAAATTGAGAAAGTGGTGTGCCGACAAGGGCACAGGTTCCCTTTCTGGGATCTGTGACCCCCGGTACTACACGCTTTGGTCCACGTTCGCTCAAATTGTTCCAGCCCCTGTTTGGGGCTCTAGCAATCTTGACGCTCGTGACCAACTCGTAGCACCTGGCAGACTTCCAATCGCGCGACTGCTTCCTAAGCAAAGGAAGCATGACCGTGAACAGAGCCTGTATTCTAAAGGCGCATATCTCCATTGGCTCGATGTGACATCCGAGCGTGTGGAGGCCGGCGACGTACAGACCTCATCCATGGTGTCGGATGGGCGTCTACGTCTTAGGCGGTGCCAAAGAATACATAGGGACCGCATCCCCCTATTTCCTCAGGAAATATGAGGCAAATGCGATCGCAAGGGCTCCCCGCACGGGGAGCTGGGTGGTTCCACTCTAGCCTAGGCTAGGGTGGCAGCC